AGGCGGCCAAAACTGAAATTGAAAGGGCCGCAACCGACCAAAGAACCGAAATCGAAAGAGCCGCCACGGAAGAACGTAGAGCTATGGTGATGAGCTTGGCTGAATCTTTTTCAAATGACTTGGCTGGTGGGATTGTTGACGCAGCGGTTGCGGGTGACAGCCTTGGTGATGCCGTTAAATCTTCAATTCTTGATATTTCCAAAACTATATTGAAAGCCGGTGTCGATCAGCTTATACAAACACAAGTTATCGACCGAGTTACAGCAACATCATTCTTAGCAGCTAAAGTTGCGGAAACAACAGCTACCACAGCGCAGGCAGGGGTTAATGCCTTTGCAGCTACAGCGGCTATTCCTATTGTTGGGCCAGCAGCGGCGGCACCAGCGGCAGCGGCGGCGATAGCAGCGGCCACAGCGTTAAGCGCTCCTGTAGTAGCAGCAGCAGCGGCACGAGCTCAAGGCGGCCAACTTTCAGCGGGTCAGTCAACAACCTTCGCTGAAAAGGGAGAGCTGGAGATATTAACCCCAGCAAGCTCCAGTAGAATGCGCACAGCACAACAGATGAGGGGGATAATGGGCGAGTCACAACCTAGCAATCAAGTCAGCCTTGTGGTTATAGATCAAAGCTCAGGTAGCAAAGAGTTTACGCAAGAAGAGCAGGATGACGGTAGGATAGTTTTACTCATAAGAAACACGGTATCCCATGATGTCGCTAACCCTAACAGCGAGATTTCCAAATCATTTAGTGGTGCGACAACTGCGGAGCGGAGACGATAATGGGTGACGCAAGATGGCCAAGTTCTATCCGTCCATTAACCAGCCGCAACTACAGTATGGCGCGTGGTTCTAACGTACTTGAGTCACCTGTTCAAGGTGGTTTGGCACGACAAGCACTAAATTTTACGCTTGAGCCTGTACCATTTAGCCTTAATTTTTTGATGAGTGATAACGGTTACGCGGCACTGCTTAACTTTTACGATGTAACGCTGAATCACGGCGCAAATTCGTTTGTAATGCAGCTTAATAGCGGCACCGGCATTGTTGACCATCAGTGCATCATAAAGACAAACACATTCAAAGCTGTCAGGCCGTCACACAATAGCTGGTCTGTTTCTATGTCTGTTTTAGCTGAGTTGACGCCATCCCAAGAAGAGGTTTGTGACAATCTTTACCAGCTATATTCATGCTATGGCGAGCAATCAATTGACATTATAAACGGCTTTGAAACGTTCGTTCTGGGGGCTTATTTTGAATGAATTTGAGGCCTATGAGCTTTTACTGAACAGCCAGCCAGAGAATGAGCGGCAATTTGAAACGCTTATTTTAAGCCACAGCAAATTTTCGCAAACGTTTTATCTTGTTTTTGATTCCGTCCCGTTGACTGCCAAGTTGTCAGGGGGTGAAACTGTAACATTCCAGCCTGCAAACGTGTCATCTACTAACGCGCAAAACTCCAATGACCTCGATCAGACTGCAAGCTTCACCATCAGTGATCTTGATAATGTTTTGGATGATGAGCTGGATTTAATACCGCTTGGAGATACCGAATCACCGACAGCAGGTTTTGGAATTTATACAACGGGCTTTCTAGACGCACCAGCCGACTTTGTTGAGTACACTGTGAAATCCATACCTCAGAAGAAAGGCGCGTTTACGCTTATGTGTGGCGCTCCTGACTTGAATAACGACGAAACTGGCGAGGTCTATGACCTTGATAGATTCCCAACGTTGAGGGGGCTGTGATGGAATTCTATATCGGTATGCCGTACAGCCTTAGATTATTTAATTGCTGGGATTATGTTGCAAAGGTTCGCGCTGATAACAACATCAAAACAAAGCTATTCAAGCCTAAAAATTTAGCTAATGCCTTTGAAATGATCACGGCAGAAATGAAAAAGATCGACAACGGATTAACACGGGTCGATAAGTTGAAGGATTTGGATATTGTCATTGCACACAAAAACATGGGGTCAAGGCCATTATACCATTGTGGAATTTACTATCAGGGCAGCGTTGCGCACTGCTGCAGAACGGCAAAGCAGGTTATTTTTCAGCCTTACGATGAGTTTATGGAAGTTTTTGACGGGGTGACGATGTGGCGATAATTAATTTTTACACTCGACAGCCTGATTCAAAAGAGTTTGATCTTGATGTTATTGAGCATGACGGAACGGCGCTTAGTTGGCTGCTTGCGAACATTGAACAAGGCGAGAATTTCAAGGTTTACGAGGGTGACATTAATCGTGAAAATGAAATAACCGAAGATGCAAGGCGAATACATGAAAGCACTGAAATCAGTGTCTTTATAGCGCCGTCAGCCGACCCTTTAACTATTGCAGTGTTCGTCGTTGCTGTTCTTGCGGTTGTTCTTTTGGCACCCAAAATAGCGCCACCATCAAACGTAAACCGGAACCAGCAAAGCCCTAACAACAAGCTTTCCAACAGGAACAACGTACCAAGACCAAATCAGCGGATTGTTGATGTAGCCGGGAAAATCAAATCTATACCGGACGTAATACAACTTGAGTTTGCGCGTTATGAAAACAATGTTGAGGTTAGAATTGGCTTTTATGGTGTGGCCAGGAATCAGTTATTAATTGAAGACGTTAAAGACGGGGATTCATTAATATCAGATATCGAAGGTGCAGCAGCAGGCGTTTACGAGCCATTCAAATCACCTAACAACGCATCCCCTGACATACAGATAGGCGACCCAATCAACGAGCCTGTGGTGGGTGTTTATCAGTCCTCTGACGCAATAGGGCAGACTCTAAAAGCACCGAACAGCGAAGAGCTTGAACTGTTTGCTAACACGGCAGAGATAATAACGGTGGCAAATTCTGCTGGATATCTTGAAGAGGCCACGGGCAGCACTGACTTTGCGGCGAGCTTTGAGGCTGGTGATGAAGTTGACTTGATCAATATATATTCAACAAAGTCGCAAGGTCTGTTCAGAATCGGTGACTTAACTCATACCGTAATAGCTGTAACAAAAGAAAGAATAACGTTTGATATAACAGGTGACCCGTCATGGGGTGATATTCTTGGCGGCGAACAAGACATGACAGTCTTGGGTCAAGCACGCGCATTTATAATTAAAATAACAGAAGAAAACATTCTTGGTAAATTCAAAGTATCATCAATAAAAATCGATAAATTGCTTGTGAATGTTTACGCACAAAACGGGATGTACAAGGAAGGTGCAGGCGGCAGGCAGCAAGCGTCAGTTGATTATGATGTATTTTACCAAAAGCTTGCAGATGATGGACAAACACCAGTTGGCCCAGAAACATCAGTCCGTCAAACGATAACGGGTCGCAATGCTGACGAAAAAGGTATAACAACAGAAATAGATTTAGTATCGCCCACTTTTGTACAGTTTTGGCTGGCCAGAGTAACGCCTCTGGATTTTGAATTTGAAGGGAATATTGTTGATGAAATAAAGTTGAAAGACGTTTTTGGATTGTTCGATATTGATAAAACTGAATTCGGCAACATAACAACCATACAAACAAAGCGCTCAGCAGTATCAAGAGCGACAGCCATACGAAACCCAGAGTTAAACTGTATCGCAACAGAGCTGGTCAATAAGTATGAGGGTGCAGGCGTATTTAATCCAGCCCTGACACCTAACACTCAAGCCATGCAATCACTGATAAGGATGGCGCTTGATCCAAACATAGGCCGCAGAGAGCAGGCAGAAATTGACCTTGATATGCTGCTGGCCACCCAAGCTGAAATTGAGCTTTATTTCCAAATCGGTGAGGCTGGACAATTTAGCTATTCTTTTGACTCAACTCAAATCAGCGCACAAGAAACATTCTTTTTGATCGGGCAGGCTGCTTTTACGACATTGTGGCGTGAGGGAAGGGTGTTGAAATCTTTGTTTGAAAAGCCGCAAACAGTGCCAAGCATGGTTTTTACGCATCGATCAAAGCAACCAGGCGCGGAAACGTGGAATAGAAAGGTTAGTGGCACTGATAAAAAGGATTCAATCGAATTTATCTACACTGACGATAAGCTGCACACTCAAGAAACGCTTTATTTCCCAGCAAACAGAAGCGGAGTAAACCCGTTACGAGTAGAAATGCCGGGTGTAAAGGGCTTATCCCAGGCAACTTGGCACATGATGAGGCGGTACAACAAGCTGCTTTACCAGGAAATAGACGTTGATTTTGGCGCGACTCAGGAGGGGCGATTTGTTAAGCCTAAGCGATTAATATCAGTCGTCAAAGGTTCAAGGGTGTTGACGTCGGATGGCTATACTTTGGACGTTACTGGGTTGCTTGTTACGTTGTCGCAAGAGGTATCATTTGCCCCAGGAGATGACCATTTCTTGGTGTTGAAACAGCGAGACGGCGCAACAGAGAGCGTTTTGGTGACTGAAACAGAAAATAAGCGCGTGGTACAATTGGGCCAGCTACCCAGCGAGGCCATTTACACAGGAAACGACTCACTAAAAACAGAGTTTAGCTTTGGTTCAGAGTCCAGATTGTCAGGTCAATTGATGCTGCCAGAGGAAATAAGCCCAACTGATAAATCGTATGTTAAGATTAAGGCTATCAATTACACAGATTTATATTACGCTGACGATCCTGTGCAACCTGAGCTAACAGCATTCTCCAGCGGATTCGATAGCGGATTTAGCTAACATAAAAAGGCAATATTATGGCGTGCGAAGACCAAATAACAACGCAAAATTTAATTGACGCAAAGTCCGACGCCATAACGCTTGGCGAAGTTGCGACATCGAAAGCTGGTGCTGTATCGGCAGGCGCACCGATTACTGAATCAACCAATAGATTTGGTCTAACTACCGACACGGTTCAGGGAAGGCTTAACAAATTAGGTATAATTTTCAGCGACCCAATAGACGATTGGACAGCTCTAACACTGATATCAGATTTAAGGGCGCATAGATTCCCAGCGACTACGGGCGAAGTTTATATACCCGTAAAACCGCTACCTTTCACCACGGGCGCTACATTTAACACTGATGATTGGGTTCTTTACAACGGCGTGCCTGATGATTTGACAAGAACTAAACCAACAATCGCAGCATTCAAAGCTGATGATGATTTGGTTAGGTTTGTTGGTGGTTTTGTCTCGGTCGTAAGCAATGACAACGGATTAACTATTAACTCTGTTTATGAAATCTTTGCAGGTCACGCGACAGATGACAGTGGCAGTATATTAAACAGCGACACCGGCACCCTGTTTCATGGAGTGCTGCAAGTCAAAGACAGAAAGGTGACTTTTGCACAATTTAATGCTGCACAGGACGGTGGTACAACTGATGATACCGCTGAATTCGTTAATCTGCTGGCTTACCAACTACTGACCGGCGTGACGATTGACGGCGAGAACAGAACAACCAGACTGACTGGCACACAATCGCTAGCGCCAACCATGCCGTTTTTTATGCAGAATTGGGATATTATCACCGGCAACGATTACACCGATCAGCTTAATTTAAGTTTTACGACTGATGTTGAGCAGCGGTTTAGTAATATCAGCGTTGACGGTGAACGTGATACAAGGGCGGAGTTGGAGCCTTGGACAGTGTTCGCAACATTTGCAGGCGTTGATTCTATTACGCCGCTTGGTGTTGGTAGTTTCATAAAGGGTAATTTCTTTTTAACTAAAGATGTACATTTGTCTGGACTCAAATTTACAAACTGCCATTATCAAGAATGCATTGAGATAAACAGTCACGCCACGGTGTGGATTGATAATTTTAAAGCCAGTTTTTGTTCAAATAAAACATATCATATTTGGCATTCTGACATAGAAGGCAACGATCCAGATACAGGGATGACAATTGCGAACAACATAGACACCAGAAACTGCGGTATCATGCAGGCTAATTTCTTGGTTGACGCTGTTGCCAAAGTGAGGGCGGATAATTTTGCGCCACAAGGTTCTTTTGGCGCAATTGTTACATTTGGCCGGTATATATCGAGTAATATTTATGTAAACAATTACGGTTCAACTGCTGTAACTGGGGATCGAAATAAGTCATGGACTTGCGATAATTTGCAGGTGTTGCACACAGACGCAAACGCATTCAGCAATAATTCAAGCGGTGCATATTGGAATGAGTCCTGCTCGCGTGCGACTGGCAACAATATAGAAATAAAAGTAACCGCAAGGGATTCCAGAGAAACTGCACTGGATAACTCTCTTTTACAGATTTTCTTGTCTACTGACGAGGTATCAGAACTATCTAATGTAATATTAGAAACCGAAGCAGGCGCGAATATTAATAAAGATATTCGGGGTTCATTAGGGTCGGGGTCAAATTGTAGTATTAATGGGTTCTCTGTTGATGGCGTAGGTTCTAATGCTCCAATTGTAATAGCTAATACAGCGGGTCAATCCAGTCGTGTATCAATAACACACGGCAGGGTCAGGGGCGGAAAGATTGAAATAAAAGACAGTTTAAACACTGTAATGACTGATATTGATCATGATGGCTTGATTGATATTCTGCCAACTCTAGGCGTACCAATTGGCGATGTGTTCGTTAACGATGTATCGGGCACACAGCTATTAATAAATGGTTGTGATGGCAAGATAAAAGTAAATGCGTGCAACCTAACCAATCTATCTATCGCAAGCGCGTCTGGATCGTCTTTTGAGAAACTTGATGTAGGTGGCGGCACGCAATTAACAGGCGGCACAACAACAATTAACGGCGGCATCAGTGTTAAATTCGGCTTTGTAGAAACCAAGAGGCGCATTGATTTTATTGATGTTGAGAGAGTTTTAGTTGTAGGCGGAGAATATAAAACTGACATTGGTGAAACAATATTAAATTTTGCACCTACAGGGCCAGGAATAATGATACACGCAGCCGTAATGGCTACGGCGATGTGGATAAAAACGGGTACAGGCGGAGCTGGTTTTATTGCGTTTAATGGTGATGTCGGCACCAGCACAGACACAGGCAACGACAAACAGACGATGGCGTTTACATAATGGGCGATTTTACGGCATCATTGTCGCGCTCTGAATTCCGCTGTAAATGCTGCGACTTCGACACCGTTGACCATGCACTTGTCGAGGCGCTGCAAGGCACTGTTGATAATTTTGGCGGCTATAAGAAGGTCATGATAATAATCCTCAGTGGGTGCCGTTGTCCTGCTCACAATAAAGCAGTTGGTGGCGCTGACGATAGTTGGCACCCAAAGGCCAGGGCTGGTGATTTTAAACTGAAGTATCGCGACACCGGCAAACCTGTACCGCCTGTTTTGATTTATAAATATCTGATCGCAAAATATACAGATAAATTTGGCGTTGGCTTATATGAAACATGGGTGCATTTAGACACTGATAGCAACCCGCGACGATGGCAAACGTGGTAACTTTATCGTATGCCGCAAGAGGGTTAATGCTTACGCTAATAATCGCCTTTATGCTGTGCTATATGAGCTATAATGTAATTAGTGTATTAATTGATGACTATATGGAGAATGAATAATGCCGCACAAGAAAGAGACTAAGAAAAAGCCTGCCAAGAAACAAAAAGTTGCAAGTGGCCGCACAATACCTCGCAAGCCATCAAAAAAGAAAAAGGGCATAGCGTGAATATCGCGCTGTTAATATGCTTAATTATTCTTGCGTTGTCGTGCACTGACAAGAAAACTGGCCTATATTTTATGGCTTACGGACTAATGATGGTTGGCCATTATTTCGCGACGATGCCATTGCCTGCTGACGGAGGGCAGTATTATTATCTTTCGGGCGCAATGTTAACCTCGTACACCGCATTTTTTATCCCAAAAACAAGAGCGAATTTTTGCATACTTGCGATATGCGGCGCTACTATTTTCGGTAATATCATTGGGTCTGTTTTTTGGCACATGGACATTTATAGAGCAGCATACGCTAATATCTTTTCATGCATTTATATAGCAGCCTGCCTATTTTTAACAGGGAAGGGGGCGATGAATGCAGTTTACGATAGAATCCTTCATCAGCTACGGCATTTATATTGTGTTGGTTATACGAATCTTAGTAGACATTTGGGCGGCCATAAATGATAGACAGCATAAAACAAGCACTGACGATAGAAAGCAAAGTAGTTTCGGACGTGGTAGCGGCGACAAAAGACCAGGTAATTGAATCGGTCAGCACATCAAAATTGCCCGCTGTTATCGCTGGGGGAACATACGCAACCACATTTACTACATCAGAATTTGCTAAACTTGCAGCGCTTTTTGTGTCATTGATTTACGGCGGCAAAATGCTTGTAGATATTTGGGCGCGAATAACTGAGGTAACAATGAAAAAGCGTGAGATTATCAGGGAGGAAAAGCGCAGACGAAAAGAGGACAAAAAAAACCCTGACTAAAACGCGGATCATTGAACGCTGTCAGGGCTGGGGAGAGGATTATTTTTCTATTGTAGCATTAACAGCTTCTTCCAGCTCATTTCGAGCCAGTATTAATTTGTCGATAAGCACATCAAAAGAATCGGGATTTTTTGTCAGTATTTGTAAATACGCGCTTATTTCATCGACACGCCTGCCACCCACTTGATCTGCCCTATCGGCACCCACGCCATTATTTTCAACAGCTTCAGAAAAGCACACGCCGCGCAGTCCGTCATCACACGTAACATCGCATATGGTTGTGCCGCCATCACCCAGCAGAATTGTTGCAGTGCCATATTCCGTAACATAAACCCTATCATTTCCGTTTTTAATTTCTATCTCTATCTTGTCCATCATGTCGTCATT